TCTCCGCCATAACCTCTACATTGTGTAAAATAAACTTGCATATTATTTTACTCCTTTCAATTTATTTCATATATATTATATAATAAAATATTAAAAAAGTCAAATAAAAAAGAAAGGACTGGCGGCACAGCGTCAGTCCTAAATAATTATTTAACTTCCCATGACATCATTTCTTCATAGATTTCATGGACATAAGAATTACCTCCGAGTTTACTATATGCTTCATATAATGAGCATACATCCTCTTTCATATTGTGTGAGAAACTCTTCTTATCACAATACTGATAATAGACCTCTGTAATTGAGTGACGAAGTTCAACTATTGCGATATTTTTATGCTGGTCTGTTTTAGCCCTCATTTCATCAATTTTCTCATCAAGTTGTGTAAATCTTTCATTCATTGTGTCGTTTAATTTATTGACAGCTTCATAAAATTCTTTTCTCTTTTCTTCTGCAATTGCTTTTTCTGCTTCAAGGTCCTCTTTTACTGCAAGGTCACTCTCATCAGGAGTTTTCTTAGCTTTAATAACATCAACGATTACTTTGCCAACGATTGTTATTACAGAACCAAGTCCTGCCGCAATAGCAGCGATTATTGCTTCACTTATCATTTCTTATTCACCCCATTTTTAATTAGATTGTCTATGTGATATTTGTCCTTAACAAGATAGCTTGGTTCTGTCAAAACTTTTTTTAAAGTTAGTTCTTCTAAATCCCAGTATGGAACTCGAATTAATGGGATATTATGAAGTAAACAGTATTTGTTCTTTCTTCTATCCCATTCTTTTTGTTTTGCAAAAGCTGCTTGTGTTTTGTGGAAATACGGGGTGTATTGGAAGTGTTGTATTCCATCAAATTCAACTAAACAACAAAGCTTATTATTCTTGTAAAGAGCAAAATCAAAACGTAATAATGCCTTTCCTTTTCCATGTAAATCTTCAAAAGAAACTTCTTGTTGGAACTGTATACCGCCACGGCGGAACAGATTCACAAGCTTTTGTTCGCCTTTAGTCATAAATATCTCCTCTACGCTGTGGAGGTGCTTTATAGGACTTAGGTGGAATATATACAGGATAAGGCATTGGAGCAAATGCAACTCTACCATTCTCAGGATGATATAACGGAACCTTATTTGGCTCGAAATGGAAGGTTGCTAAGTGATAATATGTGCCGTCTTTCAACGGTACGCCATCAGGGAACTGAGCAATGATACGTCTAATACCCTCTGCTTCTGTTAAACCTCTCTCATGGTCATAGAAGTCACATCTTAAATCTGCTGAGAAATAAGTTGTGTTAATGGCATCTCCTTCAGGTTCTGGTTCTGGCTGTATCTGTGCATTACGCCATGTTTCTAAGTTGGCTGCTATATCTAATATAGAGTTTTCAGATAAAATATAGTTGAGTCCGTAATAAACCTCTCTACCTTCACTTATCTTAAATTCTGAGTCTGTTTCATCATAAGCCGCATTGAATAAGACATAATAGTCATCTATGTTGTAGAAGAATTGAACTGTGTTCTCGTCTCTAAATTTGGCTTCCATAAATGTTCCAGTCTTCTCCTCTGTTGTTGTTATGTTTGTAGGGAAAGTGTTATTTGTATTGTCAAAGTCATATCCGTAGTAGCCCGGCACTCTGCCCCATGAGGCAAGATAATAAGTCAACTCATAATCTTCCTGTGGGTCACCAAGTACATTCTGTATTAACTGAACAGTTTTTAAATAATCTTCCCTAATATTACAAACTGGGAACTTAGTGCAAGTATAACAACGAGGATGAATTTGAGTGTGACGTGGAGGTCTATCGACTTCTATCGGTGTTAGACACTTCTTTTCATCTTTCACATTACTCACCTCTTACATAAAATAAGGAGATTACTTTTACATAATCTCCTTCTAATAGAATGTATTTAATTCCCGTAAATTCTATAATAAATTACTGCTCTATCTGGTCGAATGTACAATCAGTAACTTTCTTGTCAGGACGTGGCTGAACAAACTTACCATGACGGAATGAGTAACAGCCATCAATGTGTTCAACTTCCATACAGCTCAATTCATAAACTTTATACTTGTACTTGTCTGGGGCGGCAACAATATCTCTCTTCATTTCATCAGGAACATTGCTTATCCAACCAACATGGACTGGCTTATCTCCTTTCATAAGAGAAACTGATATTGAAGAAGCCCAACCGAAGAAATATGGCTTCTTTACTGGAACCCAAGGCTCACCAGTAACATATTCATTGAACTTACATTTATCTGACTTTTCTCCAGTCTTATCATTCTCCCAATAAGGCCATGTCTCTATTTCCTTGCCGTCGTAAAGACGATTTGCTGGCTTATAGTCTCCGTCGATAAATACATCAACTGTCTGCTCAATTTCCATTTTAACTTTCAGTGTCTTGCGGGCAGTACGCTTACCTGGCTGTGCCTTAGCTGTTTTCTGAGTAATTACTACTCCTTCGCCGCCTTCATTAAGAACCTTACCGAGTTCATCCCAAAGCTCCTGTCCTTCATAATAATAAGCATCTTCTACATAATCTTCACCTTTAAAAAGGTCAAGTATTTCATAATCAAGGTACTGGCTAATTCTTGTTTCAAATGGAGTATCAAGAAGAGACTTACCATTATATGCCCATATATCAAATACATAGTAATGAAGCTTTTCGCCCTTTTCCTGACGTTCAAGAGCTTTATCCTTTAAACAGCCAAGGATTGTTGTAACTTTACGTGAGCCGCGCTGTGTAGGGAAATAAAGCTCTCCAAGAAGGACAGTTCCATTAGGAAGACTGTTGAAGAAAGACTGGCACTGAGGAACCCACTCTATCTTATCAAGATAGCCGCCATTTACACTTTCACTTCTACCCTGAAGTCTCATATTGCCATTCATATCCTTAATGAAACGAGCATAGTGGCCGTCCTTCTTTTCTGCGCCTATATAATCGCCAGACAGAATCATTGCTTTTGTTTCTGCTTGCTTGTCGCCCTTGTAAGTCTTGGGGAAGCTCCAATACTTCTCCGCTGGTAAATTAATGAAATCTACTCCATCTATGAAACCATATTCACTCATTGTTAATTTTCTCCTTTATATAAGAATAGTTTATTTTCTCATAATCCCAATATGGGATTTCTATTAACTTAATATTATGATTTTTACAATATTCTCGTTTTATATTGTCTCTATTCTGACGTTCCCATAAACTTTCATATTTTGAAAAAACGCTTTCTTGATAATGCTGGATACCTTGATATTCAATTAAATATTTTAATTTACTACCTTCAAATATAGCAAAATCAAAAAATAACTTATAATTTTTATTTGATAAGCAATCATCAAAAGAAAACTGTTCTTTAAAAGTTATATTATTTTCTGTTAATATTTCTTCTATTTTAGTTTCTCCTAAGGATTTTTTAATACATCCACAAGATTGAGTCTTTCCAGAAGTTAATAAACCAATTGGTACTTCTTTATGACCTCCACATCTTAAGCACTCACAATACCAAATAGTTTCTCTATGAGAAGAAATGCCAACCGGTTCTCTTGCAATTAAAAATCCAAACTGTTGTCCTGTTATATCTTTTTCTTTTGCTTGTCTTGCTTTTTCTTTTTGTAAGCATCCACAAGATTGAGTCTCTCCATTTTTTAAATGGTCTACTCTTACCTCTTTCTGATTGCCACATTCACATTCACATAGATAATATGTTTGATTGTTCTTTCTAATTCTGTGACTAATAACGTGTAATTTTCCAAAATATGAGTCATAATAATCTATCCATTTACCCATATAGTTCACCTCCATATAATATGTAAAAATACCAGAACTGAACTATAATATTTTGGTATTTTATAGATTTTCAAAATCAATACCATCTATAAATGCACTCATTGATTTTCCTCCTTTTTAATTTTCTATAAAAATTATAACATAGAATAAAAAAGAAGTCAAGATTTTATTCTTGACTTCCATTCATATCTTTAAACTCTGGATAAACATTTTCTTGCTTAATTCTGCGGAACCAACTGTAACTGCCGTCTTTATCTTTAATAACCACTCCGTCAAATACTTCTATTCGCGGGGCGGCACAGTTTGTATATTCCTTTATAATAAACATTGAATTTATATTTATTAAGTCAGAATATGTAACCTTTTCTGTATCACTTGGAAAATATATATGTAGAATTGTCACATAGTATCTTGTAGAACCTTCAGGGTCACCATTCTCTCCTATGAGGTCTGGGTGCATTAAGCAATCATTCATTTATAAACTCCTCAACAAAGGTCTGAGCACAATCCTTTAAATCTTCAAATGAACCACTATTATCAATTACAATATCATACTGATAGTTAAACACTTCATCATCTGCATGATTACCATAGCTCTTCTGTTCTCCACGAATAATAAGAACAGTCTGACAATCGAGAGTCTCTTTAAGTCTATCTATGTCATTAGGCTCTCTTGCGTCAATAAAGCAAACAGCGACATTATCCTGTTCCATTTGCTTAACAGCACCTACTGTTGACTGGAAAGGAGAATCATTATATTCAGTTAGTAAGTCTTTCAATTGACTTAACATCTTACGGTCACGAGGTTCTTTAGAACCATCCCAACCTATTGCCGCAGCAACAGTTTTAACATAAGAAACCATTGAAATTTGAGCAACAGCACCATCACAATACTGAGCAATTAAATTCTGAAATGTTGTTTTACCTGTGCCGCCTTGCCCATTCATTACGAATATCTTCATTCCTTATCCTCCTTTATATCATCAATAGTAATTTGTCTTCTATGTACTCCTATATCATTATATGATAATCCTCTTCCATAGTTCATATAAGTATCAAATTCTTTTGAATAAATAATATTTGAACAATTTTTAATATATAAACTATATTGCTTTAATAGCTCATATGTCTCATTAAATTCTTTGCCATACAATGGAATTGAGTAATTAACTATGCAATCCTCATTCTCAACACTCTGTAATAATAGTTTATCATTTTCTATTTCTCCAGTCAAGTGAACAACTTTTATATAATCTTTATCATATTCATCAGAAATCCAAGGATAATCATAATTAAGCCATGCTCTCTCATGGTCATCTCCAATTAAAGCATTGTCACACCAATCTTGGAAATGTATAATATCTTCTTCATACTGCTTATCATCAAAGAAATCTCCTTTAATGAAGCCAACATGATAGAAAACTCTCATTAGTCTAAGGTGGGCGGGTAAGAACCTTTCAACTATATTATAAGTCTCAAAAGACTGACTACCTACGTTAAACCAACATTTGAAGTCTAAATCGAAATGTTTAAAGATTTCGACCTTATTTACTACTTGATATAGAGGATTAAAGGCAGAGATAAAAACTAAGTTTCCTTTCTTAGCAAGTTTTCTCAATCCAAATTCTCCAACTATTTTTTGCTCATCTGATAGCATTTCCTTTGTTTTCTTCTTTTTACCATAAAGAACTAAATTAAAAGGATTTACTCCAGAAATAGCTTTTAATAGTTTATAAGCTATCATACTTATTATATCATCTTTATAATCAAGAATAAAAGTATGAGTTTCAAATTTATCTTTATAGGTCTGTACAAAATCATTCATAACTTGCTGTATTCTCCAATTGGTTTCAGCTTCATAGCCATAACCACATGAATAGAACATATTCAAGTTATAATGTTTTATTTTTTGTGTCAGAATATTCATTGTTTTAACCTCCACTTGTTCATATTTTCAATATAATTATAACATATTAGGAATTAAAAGTCAAGTGTTTGGTTGAGGAGGATAAAATGGAAATAAAATATAAAATTAAAAGAGATGTCGTATCTCGCGCGGCGGCACAACTAAGTTGGAAATTAAGTCAGCTTCATTCATCTATTCATCTTCTTGGTAATGACAGAGTAGTTAATGGTAAGTCTCTTGTCGGAATATTAAGTGCTTCTTATAGAATGGGAGACGAGGTTACTATTACTTTTGATGATGAACAGGACTTGATTAAAATAAAAGAAATCTTTAACGAAATAGGAGGAGAAATAAATGAGAATTAATGATTTTAACGGTACTGGTTTTGATTCAGTAATTGAGCCAAGCATGATTACTAAGATTGCCGCAGAAAATAAACCAGAGCCAGTAGTTCAGAACGTGTCAGTAACTCCAACTACAGAAGCAATTGAAGTTGAAGCTGATGAAGGAAAAGTTCTTGGCAAAGTAACTGTAGCAGGCGTTACAGCGGCAATTGACGCAAATATTATAGCAGAAAACATTAAGTCTGGTGTAACTATACTTGGAGTAGAAGGAACTTATACTGGCGAATAATTTAAAAAAAGTGAGGTGATTTAATGCAAATTTATGACAAAAATGCACCTGGCTTTGACTCAGTAATTGAACCATCTCGTGTAGCAAAATTTGAAAATGCTGGTGCAGGAGGCGGCACAGGAACTCCTTTAACTCCCGCTCAGCAGGCCGCAGTAGACTCAGGAATAACAGCAGAAAAAGTCGCAGAATATGACGAAACATCTACTTGGGTTGAGTCAAAAGAAAAGACAGGTATTATACCTCCGGAACCACCACCACCAACACCAACAGAAGAGATTATTGTTGATATTACTCAACAAGTTCTTGATGCAGGTTGGGTTATTGGAAAAGACGGAGATGTAACAAGAGGATGTGCTCCTGTTAAATATGATAATGAATCTTATTGGAATTATGATGATTTTGCATTTATAAAGTCAAGTAATATTATTGACCTTTTCCCCGATGGAGATACTTCATACACACATATAGAAACTACTTTCCCTGCTTTCAGAGGTTCAAGTAATACTCCTTCTTTTGCTTTAGTATTCCTTTCAGAACTTCCAGAAGGATATAGCGATGTTGCAAATGCAAATCCAGGTTGGCCTGTTGATATAGGTCCTACTGAGCCTGACCCAGGTAGAATGAATGCTTATGTAATGGGTTATACTTATAACTCAATTACTGCTGCAAATCCGAAAACTGGTGAAGTCCAGATTAAACGTATTGCAATACCTCCTGGTGCTAAATATGTAAAAGCTTTATGGTATACAGATGGAGCATTAGCAGCAGGTGGATTGGATTATTGGAATGGCGATAAACCTTCTATAAATGACTTCTATATGAAGAAGATTAAACCAGGCTCATACATAAATCTTACATCAATGTTTAATTTTGAACAAGGTAAGGGTATGATGTTTACAGCTTCAAAACTTAGTGGACATTATTATGTTAAAACAGACACAACAGTATTTGCAGAAAGCCAAGCAGTTAAAATTCAGAATAGCGATAATGAATATCAGAAATTGAGAATTACAGTTCCTCGTTATACTGCTGGTGCAGGAGGCAGCACAAATTATTGTGTAGTATTTTTAACTGAGGTTACTGCTGACTATAGTGAAGATGAATGGGAAAGTGGCGCAGGTGGTCCATATCCAATGGAATACTTTGTTATGGAAAATTATACATATCAACTTCGTACTGCTCCATCATCATTAGGCAATGGATATGGTTCAACAGAAGAAGTTGAATTAGATATACCTTCAAATGCAAGATATGTTAAAGCAATTTGGTTTAAAGACACATTTGAGAATTGGGAAGGACGTGGAGAAGTCGAGTTCTCATGTTATGCGGAGAAAGATATTGCACCAACCCTTCCAAAACAAATTCTTACAACAGAAGTTTATTCAGCGGCAATGAACAGTGAAGTTACAACTCTTGATGATGGTCATGTTTCAACAACTCAGGAAAAGAGATTCGTAGTCGTTCTTCCAAAGAACTATTCACATACTGGTAAACCTTCTAAGGTATTAATGGTATGCCACGGCGGCACAGGAGAAGTCCGTGCAGACGGATATTGGTATCCTGGCGACCAGGCAGACATGTATGATACAATGAATATGTTCCGTGAGAATGGATATGTAATCTTTGACGTTGATAAGGACAACACTTCACTTAATCAATGCTATGGTTCTCCAGTAATACTTGAGGAATACTACAATGCATTTAAGTGGATACAAGAAAACTACAACGTAGAAGATAAACTCAGTATCTACGCTATGTCAATGGGAACAAACACAGCATTTAACTTCGTAAATCTTTATAGACCACTTGTTAAGGCAGTACTTATTACTGGACCAAGAACAGGTGTTGCTAATGATAATTTTTCAAATATGAACTCAAATGCACTTGCAAACTTTGGTGCAACAGCTGTAGATATTGAACAGAAATTCTATCCATTCAATATTCTCGGACAGATTATTACTCTTCCTGATGGACAGAATACTATTTTAAGTGTAACTCGTAACGTTCCTCCAACAAAGATTATCGCTCTTGATTCTGATAGAGATGGTACTCAGTGGACAGAGGGTTACGATGATGTTGCTGAAGCTCTTCATAATGCAGGAAACTTCGTTGTTGTAAGAACTGTTGATACTACATTAACCCATGCTGAACTTTGCCACCTGTCAGCAGATGCATTACGTACTGAGGCAATTGACTGGTTCAATAAGTATGGTAAATAATTAAATAATAAAAATAGTTGTTCTGGCTCAGTTGAAATTCCCTTCACTTCAACATACAATTATTTTTATT